GGTGCCGGATAGGGTTTTTGTGGTGGCTTGGTAGTAGAGGCAGCTTTCTGCTCTACCAATGAGGACGCGCCAGTAAGCCCCTGTGCAACCTCAGAGATAATACCAGACAAAACCCCATCTTCAAACATGACTTCTTTAATGCATTCTTTGATCAGGGGTTTGAGCACAGCCTTTAGTTCGGCTTTGTTCATATTACTCCCCTTCAGGTGCCGGAAGCGGAGCTTCCTCGTTTCCAGCGACTTTAACGCCCATCTCTTGAGCCAGTGCCAGCATCATTTCAGAAGGAGACATGCCAAGTGCCTCGGACGCTGCGTCCAAAACAGGTGTCGCTTCGCCTTCGCCCCTTGCAGCAACTCTGCCGCCAACGGTAGCGCGTTGATATGCGGGTCGTTCTCTGTGAGATCCGTGTCTGCCTCCGGGCATGCCCATTCCGCCAAGACCAATCTCTTCGATCTTCTCGTCGTCATCGGCACCCTCAGTGGTGACTTCTTCCTCGTCCTCTTCGTTCATAACTGACTCTAGTTCCTCAAGGATAATAGCCTTGAGCCTTGCCTTAGTGATTTTCATTTCGTTTTACTCCTCAACGATTTCATTTAATAAGCGGTTAATCTTGTCCGCTTTAGTAAGAATGTTTGGTTCTTCATAACTCTTGCCTTCACTTAGTCCCATGAAGGCGTCGGGAGTTGAGGGCTCTGATACAAAGTCAAAGCAGATTAATTGAAAATCATCTTCGACCATGGTGCGCCCTTGCGACTCACTGACCGAACCCAGCCCGCGAGAAGAAATCCCCAACTTGACACCATCATTAACAAGCTCTCGTAAGATCTTGCCCGATGGTGTACCTAAAATTTTGACCTTTCCCATAACCGAAGGTCCGTCCCACCACACATCAGTGACCATGTGGGAGGCGTTCTTAAGGTTAATAACAGAATCCTCAGGGTGGTCTAGTTCCCCAAGGGCTCTTTTCTCTTTTACCAACTTCTGGTAATTCTTCATCTCTCTTTCTAGGATTCTCCTAGGATAGACACGTCCATTACCATTCTGAACATCTGCTTCTTGCAGCTTGCCAGAGAGCATCATACCGCCATTTCCGATATAGATCTTCTCCTCTTCCGTCAGGAGATCCTGACAGACGCCGCCTTCGCATAGTTCATAATATTCTCGTAAAAGTATTTTCTTCATAATATTTCTCTAATAAGGTGACGGGCGTTACCCGCCCGATTCAGCAGCCCTTCTTGCAGTTACGCACTGGCTGAAGCATCCACTTCGCTGTCCAGATATCTGTATCCATTATTGCTCCCTTCCTATTTGTATGCCATTGTCGCCAAACATCGTACTTAGGATGTATGATGTGGCGGATGAGACACAGCCGCAAATAAGTAAATTAGCAACCGTATACTCAAACGTAAATAGTTCTGTATTGTAGTTAACGCCATACAAAAATACACCAACCCAGAAGCCAACACACATGGGGCAATGAAATAAATCGCCCCAGAATCCAACTAAGGGTCTTACTCGATCAAAAATCTTGCCATAAACGATAATCTGGGTCATCCCATATGCCGCTAGGCAAAACCAAAGTAACTGATACATTTACACCTCTTATGCTCTGTAAAATCTATTATGCATATATGCGTTGCGATAAATGCCGGGGCGGATTGAGCCCTTCTCTCGCTTGTGTGGAACTTCGCCAAGCTCTGTAGAGTCTTCACCATCAGGGTTTGTCAATGCCTCTTCTTCTTGTTCATCAAACATGCGTTGATACATGAAGCGGGGAGCCTCTTCTTCCATAAACTTTGTAATATTCAAAACTGCAACCTGTACGCCGTCCACGCCGTCATCTGCGGCGTCTTCTATTGTGCCTTGCATGGCACCGTATACATTTCCACCTTGAACAGTTTCTCTGGCTATGACGCCTTTCTTTACCAGATAATCAAATAGCCGGCTCTGTGCATCGTATACCATGTCGTTGACCTCATCCTTCGCGAAAGCGATTACGGACTGACTCTTTCCGGAAATGATAATATCAATGTCTTCATGATCGTAAACAACTAAGTCGCCACCCAGAGTCTTGCGAACATCTAAGGAGACAGTCGCTTGGGTTTCCCTATTAGTATCGACGCGGTTTTCTTCATCGAACTCATCGCCTTGCCCAACTTTGATTACAATCTCTGCCATTAGCTGTTAATCTCCGCTGCTAGTTCTTGAATCTTCATGATTTGCATGAGCATATCACGGTCGATCTGGCGTTGTGAAAAGCCGTTCAAGGTTGCCATGACCTTATTTGTCTTGGCAAGCATTTTGGTGTCGCCGGAGATCTCATTAAGTGAGCGTGAGTCGCCCACAACATTCTTAAGCCTAGCTAACTCTTCGTTCAAGAACATCTTAAGCGCAACACCATTGTCAGAGAACGAAACAATGTATGCGCTCAGCAGATTGTTCTGCTCAACGCGCAATGTTTGCGAATACTGATCATTAAACTTCTTCACGAAGGTCTGATAAACAATATTATCAATTGGTTTTGTATTCTCAGTCAGTGCTTCGACTGAAGAATTCATTTTGCTCAGAACCTTGTTCTCTAAGAGGGTACGCCTCTTGATAGTGGTTCTTGTATCAAAGATCTGTGCGATAGTCGCAAGGTCTTTGTAGTTAGGCACAAACGTAGTAAACGTGTCCTTGCCCAGTTCTCTGTTGATGGTGCCAATAAGCTGCGACTGCTGCTCAAACGCCTCTTCTTGATTCAAAGCGCTGTAAACTCGCTTGACTTCCAAAAGAAGCTTCTCTGCAGTCATCTCATTGACATCCGTAGTCTCGTATAGGGTTCTGTAGAGTTCAAGTTCAAGCCCCAGAGTTGTATCACGCCTAAAGAACTCTTTCATGATGGATACTATCTTTCGTTTCCGAACAACATCCTTGTTCACTACGCTGATGGTTAATTCTCTCACTAACGTTTCATATAAAAACGCTGTATTTCTTTTTTTGTTATGCTTCATTCTTTTTTGACTCCAATCTCTGCAAGCTCTCAATCAAATGTTGAGTTTCGGAATGGCTGGCTTGAACTTTTCGTTCTTCGGTGTAATTAGGTTCGACATTCTCCGAAAGCCCATTTCCAAGTCGTGTCAGGTCACTCATTCCTTTAAAAATGTTTCTTGTTGAGTTGCTGGCAATCGACATACCCGAATCTGCATGGTAACTGCGCTTTCTTGCGCCGGCTCCACGGGAGTCACTAGCAACAGGGTAATATACCTTGCCCTTAGAGCCCGGTGTAACGTATCCTCCGTCATCACGGTGTCCCGGTGCCGCCAATAGCGCGGTTTCTTCTTCTTCACCGCCCATCTCTTCGCCACCTTCTTCACCGCCGAGGTCCATTTCCTCGCCTTCCATGTCGCCGCCAAGGTCACCGCCTAGATCACCTAAGCCGCCCTCTTCTCCGCCTAGTTCGCCGCCTAGTTCGCCACCAAGACCGCCGGCGGCGTCATCCTCAGCGGGAGGTTCGGCTGCAGCCTCAAGCATCGCCTGCATCTTCTTATCATAGAACATTTCACGCTGGTTACGCAAGAATTCTTCGTCAGACATGCCAAGTAAGTTCTCGGAGACCCAACGCCGGCTGAAAAAGCCTTCGGTTGCCGCCGATGCAACATCAAACTTGGTCCTCCAGTGTTCTAGTTCTTGTAACTCCGCAATCTTGGATGGATTATTAAGCTGGAGCTTGAAAGAAATGAGGTCATCGCCCCTGAACCCTAATGTGAACAAGTGAATGATGCCAACTTTCTCCAACTCGGAGATCATAGAGCGCTGCAGCCGAGTGATGGTGCGCGCAAAGCGGATATCCTTCTGTGCTAAAGTCGTCTTGTCTTCCTCACCGCCTTCGCCGCGTGAAAGATAGGACATTGGAATCTTTAGAGCAGAGAATAGCTTATCACGTAGGTACTTAACATCATCAATATCGCCAGTGTACGTTCCACCGGGCAAAGACTCAACTCGACTAGACTCTTGACCGCGAACAGGGATGAAGTAGTCTTCATCAATGCTCATTGGGTTATACCGAAGGTCTACTCGACCGGTGGTGGGGTCAACAACTTGGTTTCTCTTCATCTGAGTCGTGACTTTCTGCATAAACTGTTCTACATCGTGCGGAGGGATGTTACCAACGTCAATATAGAACACTCGGCGCTCTGGAGAGCGCACAATTCGGTATGCCATCATCGCATCTTCAAGCAAAGTAAGCTGGCGCCAGATTCGGCGGGCTCCTTCAAGCACTGAAGTGCCATATGGGGCGAACTTATCATTGCCAAGGATACGGAAGTGTGCAACCTGCCAGTTTTCAAAGGTTAATCCACCCGAGTTCCACTGGTATTGTACATAATTGGGGTTGGTCTTGTCTTCACCTTCCAATCTTTCAAGCTCTTCCAGTGGAATGCCCACGGCGTTCTTGATTCCATGTGTCTCATCGATGTCCAAGTATAAAAAGTAGTCACCGAACTTACACATTGTACGGCACCAACCAAAAAGGTTAGAGTCTAGGTTCAGGATCTTATGGTATAGGTTGTCCAACACAACTTTAATCTCGTCGTTGGAGCAATTAATCTTCAGCAAGGGGCTGAGGATTGTGGAGGTGGTCATCTCATCTGCATAAATATCTAAAGCAGATGCAATCTCGGGCATGTACTCCATCTGATCAAAGTCAAGATAGCGCTCTTGACGATTTTGGTTTGCCATCACTTGGGCGCTGAGGTTGTCGTACGGGTTGTAGGACGTTCTCTTAAAGTTCAAGCCGCCGGCAGACGTAAAGTTGAACTTGTCTAGCTGTGCGCGCCGATAGCGCCGCTGCATTTGCACGCGGCGATTAACAATCGGACCAGAGAGCAATCGAGTCAGGCGCTTGAACAGCGGCGACTCTGGATTACGTGGATTTTTCAAGTTTGGATTTGATTTTTTGGAGTTTTGTTGAGCCATTTGTTATCCTTTATAAAGCCATTTGTATTCTTCGTGTTCTTTTCTGACAGCTTCTGATTGACTTTGTTTCATTGTATCAAAAGTTCCGCCTTTTTTATAACCTATTTGACCTTGCATCTTAGTTTCTAGTTTTGAGCCTGTTTTAATCATGGCGCCTAAGCATGCTTTCTT